GGCGGCAAGAGGGTATCGGTCATCGGATGGATTCCGGGGTGAGTGGACAGTGCGGGTGACTGTGAGGCGGCCGCCGGCGACGCCGCGTGCGGGCGCTCGCCGGTGCGGATCATCGCCGCCAGGCGCTCGGCGCGCTCGCCGACGCCTTCCGGCGGCTCCTTGGCCCAGTGGCTGATCAGCATCTGAGCGGAGGCGTGCGTGTAGTCGCCGGCCTCGAGCGCGGCGAGCATCCGGCCGAAGGACTGCAGGCCTGTTCCGGCATGCGTTGAACAAGGCGGCTCGCCGACGCCCATGTTGAACGCCATGTTCGCCAGGGCGTCCTGACGGACGTCGTCCAGCGCGCGCCACCAGGGCAGCGCGCGGTCGAGGCGCTCGCAGGCGAGGTCGACGTCGACCGCCAGCTGCGTTTCCGCCTCGTCCCGGGTCCACACCGTCCGCGGATCGCAATGGGCGTGGCCAAAGCCGACGGTCCAGACGCCCCTATCATCCTGATAGGCGCGAGCGCGGAAGCCCTCGTCGCGCCGCAGGTCCTCGAGCAGCTGGGGCGTGGTCACGGGCGCGCGCGTCCGGTCAGCCGCCGCACCGTGTCGCTCTCCCAGATCTGGATCGCGTAGAGGACGATGGCGAAGGCTGCCGCTATGGGCGGGATGAGACCCGCCCACGCGCTCAGGGCCAGCCCGGCCGCCACCGCGTTGGCGAGGTGCAGCAGCGCCACGTGCAGAGGATGGCCGTGCATGGCCATCAGCTCAGGGGTTCGAGCCGGCGGTGTCTTCGACGTAGTACTCGACGTCGAATTCCAGGGTCCCGGAGACGGGCGTCTCGGCCGCGGTATGCACCGTGGCGAGTACCTCGAGGTCGCCGCCGGTGTTGTTCTGGAAGAGATAGCCGGCAGCCGTGTTCGTGGTGTCCACGCTCGCGCCAGCGGCGCGCCCGACGGTGGTCACCGCGGCCTTGAACAGCTGCGGGGTCCCCACGACGCCCAGGTCGAGCGCGAGCGTCGGGGCGCCGCCGCTGTCCAGCTGGCTGGCGGCCTTCATGATCACGTTGGTGACCACGGCGCCGCGCGGAACGAACCCGACGGCGATCGTGTCGCCCTGGGCCCAGGTGTTGATGGCGCCGGAGATGGCATGCAGGTGCGTCGACATCCGGCTGATGCCGTGGCCGGAGGAGGCTCCGACCTTGGAGATGAAGAGCGCGGTCTGGTAGGCGGTCGACATCGCGATCCGCTCCTTTCAGATGAGGGGTGGGGGTGAGGGCGAGCGCCAGGCGCTCGCCCTGCTCAGGGGCTCGAGGGCGCGATCAGCTGTCGGCGGCGGCCGCGGCGAAGATCGTCACCATGCCGTTCTGCACGCCGTTGAAGTTGAGCTTCTTGACGCCCAGCAGCTCCTCGATCGCGACGCCGGGGCGGAACCCGTAGTCCTTGATCATGTCGGTGCGGGGGGTGGGCTCCTGGCCCCAGGCGATGCCGACCGCGCCGCTACCGCACAGGAACATCGGGCGGATATCGCCGCCCGAGCCGCCGACGCCATTGAAGGCCGCGCCTCCATTGGGGTTGACGATGTTCTGGCAGTAGATGTCGATCTCCGGCGCCTCCCGGATGATCACACCGTCATAGATCAGGTCGCCGTCCTGGAAGATCGGGTTCTTTTCCATGCCCATGCCCTCACGCGAGCGCGCCTGGGTATTGGCGGTGACGATGGTCGTGTCGTTCTGCAGGTCGCGGAAGGTCCGCGAACCTGAGAACACCACGAAATACTCACGCCCATCGCCATCCTCGACCCGGTACGGCCGAATGTGCGGATCGGCATTCTTGGCGATGCGCTTGGCCTTGGTGATCATCGCCGCCGAGGCCGTCTGGTTCGTGGCGATATTGCCCAGGGCCGTGGCGAAGGTCGGCGAGAAGTTCGAGATATTCGCGCCGAACAGGACCCGGTCGGAGTTACCCGCCGTCCAGAAGTTCTGCTGGGCCACGGTCGCCTGGTCGTAGAAGGCGATCGTTCCGTTGGTGTCCACCACCAGCATGGCCATCGCGTGGATGATGTCGAAGAGGAGTTTCTCGGTCTCCCACACCATCAGCGAGTCCTTGGCCGCATCCCAGAGATTGATCTCGGTGCGGAAGGTGGTCGACTTGGGCAGGCGAACGCCGTTCCGGCGCCAGTCGATGGTGATCGGGCAGTTGAAGTTCGTCAGCTCCTCTTCGGCGCCGTCCAGCACCTGGGCGCCGGTGACGCCCTTGGCCTTGAGGCGGCCGATGAAGGGGATGTTGATCGTGCGGAACGCTTCATCCTCACGCTGAAACTTGGTGAGGATGATGCCGCCCTTGTTGATGTCCGAGTTGGACATGTAGGGCATGAAGCGGGAGGTCCGGACGTACTCCTGGAAGTACTTCGTGATCCAGACCTGCCGCTCTAGCGCGGTAGAGAGAATAGTTTCGGACATCGCCGAGGGTTCCTATCGTCGGAATAGGCTCGCGTGCGCCGCGCCCGGTCCAACATGGACCTCGGGCTGACCTGAGCCGCCCGCATTGGGCTGGCTGGCTAGGGATCGTGGCGGGGGTGGCGGAGCCAGATTGGGGGAAGCCGCCGCGGGGTGTCCGGCGGCCGGCTGAGCGGCGGGTTGGCCCGAACCGGCGGCTTTGGCCGCCTTCCAGGCTTCGTAATCGGCGAGATCGGTGGGGCTGACCTTCGCGAGCACCTGCTCACGCTGGTAGGCCTGATACGCGCTCTCGTAGGGATCCTCGGACGACTGCATCTGCTGGTTGAAGGCCGGATCGGCGTCGCACCTGGCCACCACCCAATCGTGGACCGTCGCCACGGTCTCCGCGCCATAGGCCCGCTCGGCGAACCGGCGGCTGGTTCGCAGGTTCTGCGAGTACAGCGCCTGCTGAAGCCGGGCTTCGGGCGGCAGCTGCTGTTGCTGCTGCCGCGCCTGGTTCTCGCGGTTCTGGAGGTCGATCTCCGCCAGGCGCGCTTCGGCCTTCTGCCGCTTTTCGCGTTCGTCGAGCATGGCCGAAAGCGGCACATGGCCGGGTTCGACAGGCGCGGCGGCCGACGGCGGCGCAGCAGCTGCTGCAGGCTGAGCTGCAGGCGACGCCGACGGCGCAGGAGCGGCCGCAGGAGCCGCTTGCGTCGCCGGCGCGCCATCGCCCTGCCGGCTCGCAAAACGCCCGTCAGGACCCCGCGCTGGGTCCGTGGGAGCGGCTTGCGGCGCAGACTGTGCTTCAGCGGCGCCCGAAGGCGCAGCCGACGTGTCTTCACCCCCTCCGGAGAGGAGGCCCAGCAGGTCTTTTTCGTCCATGAAGTTCCCTCGCCCGTACAGCGGCGGCCTGGTGCGCCCGGTCCTTGATGGCTCCCGGCGGCGGAGGTCAGCGGGGCGGTGCTGACGGCCCGATACGCCCGTTGGTGAGCCGCGCCGCGCGGACCATCCTGCCGGGGGTCGGCAAAATGGTCGTGGCGTGCGGCTCACCGCCCGGCGGCGGCGGATTTCAGGGTTTCATGATTTCATGAAACCGGGAGAGGCAGCCTACTTGGCAAGCGTGCCCTCGACGCCGCGCGCCATCCGGGCGCGGGTGCGGTGGTGCAGCCAGTGCATGGCCTCCTCGAGCTTCTCGAGCGCGTGCCCGTTCTCGCGGCAGACGTACGGGCCAGCCTGAAACGAGCGAAGCCGGTCGATGACGATCGCCAGTAGCGCCTCGTGCGTCAGCCCATTCACCCCAGCCTCGGCGATCGCGCCCTTCTGGAATTGGATGTCCCAGACTCCCTTGGAGCCCGACCCGTCCGGGGCGCGCTCCCAGCCGGGCAGCGTGACCAAGTAGTGGTGGTGCGCACCGCCGGCGCCCGGCTCATCAAACACGCTCACCTTCAGGACGTCGTTCGCGGGGTTCACCTTGTGATCGGTGAGCTCGCGGAAGGTGTAGGCGGGAAGCGGCGGGGTGGCGTTACGCCATGCCTGTTCAGCGGGCGATCCAGGAGGTGGCGGCGCAGCGTGGACGGAGCGCGCCGTGGTGGCGATGGCTTTCAGACCAGGAGGCCAGGTCCAACCTTGACCCGAGTGGTCCTGCTCGTCGTCGAAGTAGCTTACGCTCGTAGCCCAGAATGTCTCGTGCGCGTCGGCAAGCACCTGCAAGTTCACGCAGGTGTCGCTCCGGACGCGGGTGATCACGGCAGGCACGAGTTCCGCCTTCGGCGAACCCTCGCTCGAGGTAAAGCTGCGATACAGCACGACGCGCCCGACGGTCGGGGTGATGGGTGACATTCAAGATCCTCGAGAAGGCCCGATCGCGGGCGGAAGGTGACTCAGGTTGAGTCCAGTCAGCCGCCCATGCCAGCGGGAGGCTGCGGCGGCCCAGGGGGCTGAGACCCGGGTTGTTGCGCCGGCGGTGCGCCCTGTTGCGCCTGGCCCTGCATCTGTTGCTGCATCTGCTGCTGCGCCTGGGCCTGGGCTTGCTCGGAGTTCGCCTGGCTGACGCCGGCCGTGAAACCCGCCGCCTGGCGATCGGCGTGGACGGCGTGGGCCTCGCTGAGCGCATTGACCATCTTGGCGGTGCCATCGGCCTGGTTGCGGACCGTCTCGCTCTTCGTCTTGTCGATCTGGGCGGCCGCGTGGGCCATTTTCAGCTGCGTGGCCGCGCTATTCTCGGCCTGCTGTTGCTGGCTGGCCTGGTCGATGACGTCGAGGATCGAGCGCTTATGCTGGATCGGCGAAAGCTGGATCAGCTCCTTGAGCGTGACCTGCTGCTGGTAGACCGGTGAGAGCTTCACCAGATCGACGATCTGCTGGAATGCCTCGCTCGCGAGGTTGCCGACGTCCTGCTGGGTGTCGACCTCGATGTCCACGTCCATCTCAGCCACGCTGTTCTTGTAGCCGAGGACCTCGCCGGTGATTGGATGCGCGACAGGCTGGTTGAGGCCGACGAACTTCGGCGCGTTCTCGTCGTCCGTGACGCGGATGAACTGCTGCGCCTGCCAGAACTGCTTCGCGCGGCCCCAGCACTGGCGGTAGATCCGCAGCTCCCAGTCCTCCTGGGCGCCGTAGAGCGGCGCGAGCTCGGTGAGTCCGGACTGCTGGCGTGCCATCAGTGCGCGGCCTGAGGAATCCTGCTCCGTGCGGCCGAGGACGGCGGGGTTCGGACCCATGCGCTCGAGCTCGGACTTGGCCTCCGCCATCATCTCGAGGTTGCCCTGCAGCTCGGCTGTGTTGGGCGACAGGCCCCAGCCGTAGGGGAGCACGCCATCGGGTCGCGCGGCTTCCTTGCGCGCGACATCCGCATCGACGTTCACGGCGCTGGGGTCCTTCACCTCGAGGCGGCTGACCGACAGCAGGTGCAGGCTCTTGGACCGGCGTTTGTTCACCTCGTCCTGAGGGCCGATCATGTCCCACACGCCGCCATAGCGGCCGTTGTCGCGACGGACGTAGGCCGACTGGCCCTCGATCGGGCAGTCGGGCCGGCCCTTGTGGTCGAGGTAAGGGCTCGTCCCGTGCTCGAGGATGTCTGTGCCGGTGAAGACCGAGCGGCTCCAGGAGCCACGCTCGCGCCAGTACATCTCGATCACCAGCAGACGGCGTAACCTCGGGTCGACCCAGGCGCCGCCGGTTCCAGGCCCGTTCAGCGGGCGGTCCTGAAAGCTGGCGTCAGGGACCATCCCGCCACCGCCCATGGGCGTGTTCTCGACGCTGAGCTCGACCTCCCGCGCACGGTCCGGATAGAGCGCGACCACATCATCCGCGTACATCCACTTGGCGATGCCGAGGTACCGCGCGTCCTTGAAATCGGCGCGGCGGCTACGCGGGTCGTAGAAGAATTCCTCCCAGCGGATCTGGGTGATGGTGACCTGGCGGTCAGGGTCGACCTCGACGATCGCCGCGCCTGTGCCGGGGACGAGAATGTCCTTGAACACGTCCAGCTTCAGCCGCTTGAAGCGGTTGAAGTCGCCGATGTAGCGCAGCACGTCGGTGGCGGCGTCCGCGCTGTCGTCATCACCGGGGTTGCGCGGCCAGGCCTTGGGATCCGACTGGCCCTTGGCCAATACTCCGATCATCCCGTTGATCGCCGGCTTGATCCGGTTGATCACGATCGCCGGCTGGCCGCGGGCATGCAGCTCGGCGAGCTCCTCGCGGGTAAACTGGTCGGTGTCGTAGTAGTCGATCGCCGTCAGACTGTTGCGCCGCGCCTCGTACGTCAGCTGCTCGTGCTCGGTGAAGTAGCGCTTCAGGCGGTTGAGGTCAGGGAACTCCGTCGCGGCGGATTCAGTCGGGCCCGACGAGATCCCGCCGGCGGCGTCCTGCGAGGGCGTGGCGGGTTTGTCACCGCCAGCGCCGCCGGCGACGCGATCGCCGGGGACCGACGGGATCCCGGGGTTCGCGTCGCGCTGGCGCTGGGCATAGGTCGCCTTTCGCCCACGACTGTCGTCGATGGCGGAGCGCGGGGCGGTGGCCATTAGCCGAAGAGGTGCTCGCGGCCGGGATGCACCATCGCGATCACATACGCGTCGGCGTCGAGCGCCCGCTTCAGCGCTGCTTTCCTCGCCTCGCGCGCGCTCTCCCAGGCAGCGCCAGCGGCCTCGACGCTAGCCGAGGCCCTGTCCAACGCCTCCCGGGCTTCCCGCGCCGTGCGGATCGCGCGCCACAACGGCGTGGTTTGCTCGCCGGCCGGACAGCCGAACTCGTTCGTCATCTAGGACACCTTGGTTGAGTGGTAGTGCGGGCGGATGAAGTGCGTGAAGTAACGACCGACCGAGCGCGCGTTCAGCATCGCGTCGAACATTGCTTTGTGAACGCCGGCGTACTTGTGAATTTCGCCGTTGTGGAACTGCACGGTCAGCAGCCGGCCGCCGTCATGGCCGACAGCGGCGATCACGCTCGACTTCACCGGCGTCATCTAGGCCACCTTCCACCCGCCGGGCGGCTTGGGAGCGCGCCCCCAGAGATCCTTGGGGTTGTTCGGCTTGACCGGCGGCCCGGCCGTCAGCGGCCTCGAGAGGCAGGCGTAGCGGGCCTCGTCGGCGACGTGGTCCTCGGCCTTGGTGTCCAGGTCCTCGGCCTTGTCGGGGTCGTGCTGCAGGACCGGGACGGTGCGAATGAAGTCCCTGCAGGTGTCGAACACGTAGAGCATCGGGCCTTGGCCCTGGCCGACGATGCGCGCACGCATCTGGTCCCAGCCGGAGAGCGCGCCATCCTTGGCGACGCGAGTGTTGTCAGCGGGGCGGAACCAGGCGCCCGCCGCGCGCATCCGTTCGCCGATCGAGGGGCCGCCGTCCTGGCGGAAGATCGAGGGATCCGCGACGGCGTTCTGGATCTTCTCGCCCTTCCCAGGCTCGAGCCGGGCCTTGCGCCCCTCGCGATCAAGCGCCCACTTGCCCCCCTCGCGCTCGAGGATCCCCGCAGCGACCGCCTCCGCCTCGAGGCGGAGGGCCTCGTTGGGTTTACCTGTACAGCCGTACCATTCGCGGTAGCGCACCATCGCGCCGCGCGGGATGATCAGAGACCCAACGTTGCTTTCGGCGCGCGTGTCGTCGGTCGCGATCGCCCACCAGCCGACGCTGAAAGGGGCGGCATAACCCCAGTCGAGAGAGCGGATCCGCGTCCAGAACTCCGGGATCGCTAATGGCCGCACGATGTTGCGGCCGGACCACTTGTCGAAGAAGGCGCCCTCGATGCTGTCCCAGTCGCCTTCGAGCCAGGCTTTGACGAGCGCGGCCGAGCCGGAGAGGTACAGGCGCCCGACATAGCCAGGGTCGCTGTGCAGCAGCTTGGGATTGTCCGACAACCGCGCGGGAATGAACACCCGCGACAGCATCACCTCGGAGTCGTCGAACGGGTTGCGGAACGCCTCGCGGATGATGTTCCAGGCGCCGGGATTGATGTGACGAGCCTTGACCCAGGAGTGGCCCGGACCGCCCGGGTTGCAGGTCGCCCGAAAACCGCACGGGACGCCGGCGGCGCTGCGCAGGGTGGCTTTGAGCTTGTCGACCGGGCCAGAGCTAGGAAACTAGGTGAGCTCCTCGATGTACACGCGAGTATAGTCGTGTCCCTGATACTTATCGGCGTCCGCGTCGCGGTCGAGATACCTGCATCGCAGGATCGCGCCGCCCGGCATCCAGAACTCGGATTTGCCTTCCTTCCAGTCCGCCCCGAGCGGTCCGAAAATCTCCTTGGCGCGCTCGATCGTGGGCCCCAAGGCCGCTAGCGAGCGTCGGACCAACAGTCCTTTCGCCGCCTTGCCGTAGCGCTGCGCGTGCAGCGCCCAGTCGCCCAGCACCGAGTCCGTTTTCCCGCCGCCTCGAGCACCGCCATAGACGACCTCGAAGACCGGGCAGTTGACGAACGCGGCCTGGGGACCCGGTTGCGGCGCCCAGGCTAGCCGGGGGCGTGTTCCTGCGCCCACTCGTCCTCGGTCTTGGGCTTGTCGAGCACGACCGCGACACCGACCCGGCCGCCCAGCTCGAGGTGATCGCCGTACTTCTTCGGCGCCAGCTTCGCCGCGAGCCACTTGCGCGCGTCGATCTGCAGGCGCCGGTGGCCGAGCATGTCGCCTTTCTTGGTCCGGTTCTCCACGACGCGGCGGCCGCCGGCGGCCTCTTCCGCCTCATCGTCGCTATCGCCATCACCACCCGACGCGCCGTCACCAACATCGCCCTCGAGCGTGAGGAACTTGCGGTTGGCGATGATGCCCAGACGCGGAGTGTCGGCGATGTAGAGGACCTCGTCGGCCAGGGTGTCAGCCTGAAGCTCGCGCGCGCGAGCGTACTGCTCCTGAAACGGCGCCCTCTCCGCCAACCAGCGGCAGACCGTAGAGACCGCCGGCATGCTCGAGCGCTTGCAGATCTTGCGAAGCGACTCGCCGGCGACCAGGCGCTCGCAGATCTCGTCGGCCAGCGCCTCGGAAAAAATCGTCGGTCGAGCCACGAAAAATCAGGCCTCGACCAGCTCCACCGCCGCCGCGCCGAGCTTTATCTCCACGGCCGCGGCGAACAGCTTGGCGTCTTTCGCTTCGAGCTTGTCGAACTCCGCGACCGAGAGCTCCGGCTTCCAGCGCACTAGGCGATCGGCGAGCAGCTCGCCCACCGGGCCGCGACCGCAGAGCTTCGCCAACGCCGCACGCAGCTTGTCGACGACGACCTTCGGCTCGGGCCGGCGCACCGCCTTGAGCGTGTATTTGTCGCTCAGGATCGCTCGGTTGGTCCCGCGCTCAACGCCGGCCGGAAAGGCCGCCTCCAAGAGCTCGGCCCGCGCGGCGGCCTCGCGCAGTCGCGCGTCCTTCAGCGTCTCGTTCAGCCGCGCCCATTCGAGGGCCTTGGCGACCAGGTCCATCAGGATCTCCAGGTGGTGGTGGGTTCACGGCGCGTCTCGCCGCGAAGGCGCCGCGCCAGGCGGCGCAGCTGCACGGCGATGTCGGATTTCTCGGCGTGGAAGCGCTCGGGATCGATCCGCCGTTGACCAAGCAGGTTCACGCGGCTGGCCAGCTGGTCCACCAGCTCGGCGTCGCTGATGGTCGCGTCGGCCATGTCAGAGCCCCAGTTTCGAGGCGGCGTTGTCGCGGCCGAATCGTTCGGCCTCCTCGACGTAGGCGGCCGTCGTCTCCCAGCGGGCGTGGCGCGCGTGCGCCTGAACCTTCTGTTTGTCGGCGCCGCGCCTGACGGCTTCGGTGATCATCCCGCGGCGCGTGCTGTGCGCGCCGAACATCTCCGCCGGCAGACCCGCTCGCGCCGCGGCCGCCTTGACGACGCGGGCTATCGTCCGATCGCAGATCTGCGCGTCGGCGAGCCCCCCGCTCGCGTCGATCGCGCGGAACACCGCGCCGTCCTGGATGGCCGCGGCGAGGAGCCAGGCGCGCAGCGCGCGGACCGGACAGGTCGCAGCGTTGCGGCCGAACGGGACGGCGACGACGGCGCCCAGACCCATCTGGTCACCCTTCGATCTGGCGATCAGGATCTCAAGACCCTCGCCAACGAACCGCAGACGCACGAGCTGCTCAGCGGCGATCGGTGTGTCGAGCCAGATCGCGCAGAGCTCGCCGCGGCGTAGAGCGCTGGCGAAGAGCAGCAGAAGCATCGCGCGATCGCGCAGGCCTCGAAGTGAATCGGGCAGGCCGGCGAGAGCACGTTTCAGATCGCTAAGGAGAAGCGCCCGCTTCTTCTGCGGCGGCCGGCCGTACTTCTTGCGGATCGCTTTCCACACCGCTCGCAGATCGGCGCTATCCGGAGCCGAGAGGTTGTTCGCGTGGTGGTGGGCGATGATCGCCGCGCGGTGCAGTTCGAGCGACGAGACTCGCAGGCGTTTGGCCTGCGCGGTCAGGTAGAGGGCGACGGCCCCGGCCGAGGCGGGCGCTGCTTTTTGGCCGTGGCCATCGCACCATCGCTCGAAAGAGCGCCAGGCCGACCCGTAGGTGCGCCTGGTCGATGCGGCATCGGCGGACTGAGCGAGCTCCGCAGCCTCTTCCGCGAGCCTTTTGATTTCGGGGCTCGCGCCGGCGGCCGGGGGCGCCGGCGAGGGCGCGACGACTACGGCGCGACCCTCGATTTTGGTCCCTCCATCATCCATCGGAGGGCGTCGATCGTCTCTGAATCAGCGGTTTTGGCGATGTCCGATAAGACGGACTATCGGACATGCTCAGCGGGGATCGAATCGGCCCCAGCCGGACGGTCGACGGGCCTCACCGAACCGTCTTTCCCAATCACGCAGCCACAGCGCTTTGCTTGCCATGCGAGCGCGCCAGGCGCGATCGCGCTCAGCCTCGAGCGCACGCCCGCGGGGATCCTCGTGCGGCGCCTCAGACACTGGTCAGCCTTGGCGGCCAGGCGCCGTGTATGCCGATTGGCGTGCAAGAGGCGTCTCCCGGGCAGCGTTGGAGTTGGGCACCGGCGCGGCGAACAGCGGGATCATGCCGCGCTTGCGGCGCCGCACGGCGAGCTCGCGGCAGGCCTGGGGCCCGCGCAGCTCAACGAGCGCTTCGCGGAAGAGGATGAGCATCGACCAAAGTCATGGGAGCTGGGCGCGCCGGCGTCTTAGCCGATGCGCCTGGGAGCGGCACGCCGAGCTCGCGCGCGCGGTCGACCAGCTTGGTCACCACCTGTGGGGTCATCGTGGCCTCAGGGCATGAAAAAGCCCCGCGGCATGGCCGGCGGGGCTGCGGTGGGCGCGCCAGGCGCGCCTCTTCCGAATGGCCAACATCGTGGCGGTTTTAGATAATCCGCGCAAGAGGGCCCGGACTCACGTCCAGTCGCAGACGCCGCCGAAGTTTTGCTCCTCCCAGTGGGCGATCAGCATATCCAGCGCCAGGCGCAGGGCCGTCTCGATCTGGTCAGTCTCCCGCTGGACGATCGAGATCTCGCGCGGATGCAGGCCCTGGCCGCAGATCAGCCCGAGCGTGGCGATCATCGCGGTGTGGTAGTTGAGGGCCGCCTGGGCGCGCGCCAGGCGCCAGCGGCATTCGGTCACCCATGCCTGGCCCCAGAGGTCGCCCTGCGGCAGGCCGCTGGCGCCGCCGCCGGCGGGACGGATGTCGAGGAAGCTGCGGATCGAGGCGCCGTCGGTCAGCGCCGCGGTCCGGACGAGCACGCCATAGGTGCGCCCGGCCTGCGCCTGGCTGGCGGAGATCCGGCCCTTGGCCCAGAGCATCGCCAGGCCATCCTGGCGCGCGGCGTAAGCCGGCTTTGGTCCGACCCTCACCCTGGCATGCAGCTCCACCGCCCACGACGTGTCCGCCGGCGCGATCGCCCGCGAAATGGCCAGGCTGGCCTTTTTCCGTTTCTGCTTCTCTGCCCGACTAGCCACCGCAACCCCTACAGCGCAGGTCGTTGAGATAACACGGTTTGTGTCATTTCCGACAGATGGCGCTCGGCCGCAGGACGGTGAAACGAGGCGGAAATATGCCCAGCTGGACGTCCGCGCCGAACCAATGGAAACTACCCTGGCCGCTGGCGCCGGCCGCGAGTACCGAGTCGGAAGCCCCCGGTTGCGAGGCCGGGGGCTTCTTCTTTTCAGCCGCCCGCCTTTCCCTCGCACTCGGCGGCGATCAGCGCGCGGCAGGCCGCCACGACGGCGGCCCAGTGCTCCGCGTCGACGGTTGTCAGCGGCCTGGGCGCTATCCGGCGCCTCAGCGTCACGACGTTGTTGACTGTGGTACGGTCCCCGACAGCCTGGGTCATGGTCCCTCCGGTAGGGTGTTTGGTTCAGGTCAGGCCCGGCCGGGGGTAGTGACCCCGGCCGGGCCGCACCCTCAATAACTCGCAATTTGAATAGAATCAGCCGGGACCGCGAGCGGCCCATGCGGCTGTTAGATTGTCGGTTTTCGCCGACTATTCGACGCGGCTAATCTCAACATTTGCGGATTGTGGAGTTGACCTGGGGCGCCGCCCCACCCTCCCGCAGAGCCGCTTCCGCGGCCATGAGGCCGCGGCCCCCGTCCGCGGTTCGCGGGCGAGGTGGCCGGAAAGGTCCGGCCGATGGGGTTGGCGAGCGAGAAATGTGGTCCGCCGACCAGGCGGACGCCGCTCTAGACCCGGAAAAGTGTGGTCGGCCGCAGGCCGACGCTATGTTTGATCCCTTAGGGATCGCGATTCACGGCCGACATGGCGGCCTCGGTACTGGTGGCGGAACGCCGGCGCCTCGAGCGTCCATGCGGGCGTTGAAGTCGGCCGAGACGGCGCGGACGACCACGCGATCGGCCGCCGCGCGCGGGATCGGCGCGGGCGCAGGTTGCTCCTCGCCCAGCCGGGCGAGCCGGTCGGCTTGGCGTTGGCGGGCGTGCCAGGCGGCCGCGGCGTCGCCAGCTGGGGCGGGTCGCCCGCGATCGAGGCCCTGCATGATGGCCTGCAGCTTGGGCGGGATCAGCAGCCGGTAGAGGTTGGAGATCTGCTGGACGAGCTCGCCGCCCTTGGGCGCTGGCTTGCCGGTCCGGATGCAGCGGCGATCCCACTCCAGGAGCCCGAGCCCCCTGAGCTCGGCCAGGGCGCGGGCGGTGTGGCGCTCGGAGTAGCCGGCCTCGTGCGCGATCGAGGCCACCGTTGGGTAGAGCTCGGCGAACCGCTCGGCCATCCGCGCCAGGGCATGGTGGACGGCGCGCGCGACGCGCGAGAGCCCCCGAAATCCGCCGGTGCTCCTGGAGGGCGGGCGTAGGCCGACCAGAAACTTGGTCACCCCCCTGCGCACCAGGTCGGCGACCCGCGTCTCCAACAGGCCGCCGGCGAGGCAGTCCTGCGGAAAGCGGCTGGCCGCGTGGACCTTGTTGCGCTCGCCGCCGTCCCCGTCACGGGGCGGCCGTATCTGGATCGGCAGAGCCTGAGCGGCTGGCGTCATGGGCGCCCTGCCTCGAGGCGCGTGACCTCATTTGACGGGGCGAAGGGTGGGCGCAAAGCGTCCTGATGCGTACGTTGGGATGGGCATGGGGCCGCGGCCCGAAAAGCGCCCGCGACAGCCTCTAGGGCCTCGCCGGCGCTGATCGGGGTGCAAGCCAGCCACGCGTGGGCGCGGATGGTCACGTCGATCTGCTCCGTTGAGTCCCGGCCGCGGTGCGGCCTGGCGTCGGCGCAAAGGCTCTCGCGACCGCGTTCCAGGCGGTTGGGGGAGCGCGCTGGCGCTGGCCGCAAACGCTCTCGCCCGCTCAGAGCACTAGCTCGAGCGGGTAGGGCGGCCGCAGCCGGGACGTCGATGTCTGCAGCCCTCCGCGCCGAGGCGGCGGAGGGCGGATGTGAGGGGAAGGCCTGGTTCAGGCCGGCCATGCGTCGCGGCGCTGGCGGGCGCGCCGCAGGGCGGCCAGCAAGGCCCGGCGCGCCGCCGACCAGGCGGTCAGGGCGGCCGCGGAGATGAAGCTGCGCACCGACCCGCGCGTGCCAAGCACGGTGGGTGGGCGCGGACAGATGACGACGATGGCCCCCGCTGCGCGCATGTCAGCTCGCTACGTCTGGGAGGGGTGAGCGGTCGTTGGCCGCCGGCGGCGCGGCGCGATCGCGCAGGGCCTCGAGCTGCACGACCATGATGCGGGGGTGACGACGGCGTTGGCGACGGAGCAGCCGGAAGGCCCCGCCGGCGGCGCCCAGGAGCCCGAAGAGTGCGACGATGCCCCACGTCGCCATCAAGCGTTGCCTTGCGAAGGCGAACGAATCAGGAACAGTGAAGCTTCGCGTCTAGTTCGGGGCTGACGGCGCGTAGCTCTGAGTCGCCCCGCCGATCGCATGATCAGGTGGAGACAGACTTTTGTGGGGTTACGGACGACGCGCTCGGGCGGCCGCTAAGAAGTTTCGCCTGTTCAGGGCTGACAAGATCCGGGGCTTTGAGCGCACCTTCGGACCACGCCTCTATGCGGAGGGCCAGCTCGAGCTTCGGCTTGATGCGCCCGTTCTCGATGAGGCTCAGGTAGCCCTTGGATTTGCGCGAGAGACCCAGCTCCGCCGCACATTGCTCGAGGGTGATTCCTCGACTCGCGCGGAAGGCCGCCAGGTCCATAGCGGCTGAATGTTTCTATATGCGAAACATGAGTCAAGCGGCCTCGTTTCTCGTGGGGCTGGCGACCGAGCGTCGCGGGGCCGTCAAATTCCCGCCATGGCGCCCCGCCCCCGACAAAAGCCTGAGGGCGGCAAGGATTGGTTCCTTCGGGAATGGCTCGTCCACCTGCACAAGAAGCAGGCCTGGATTGCGCGCGACCTGGACTGGGACAGGGGCCGGGTGAGCAAACTCTACAACGGGCGCCAGCCATATACCCGCGACGACGTGAACGAGATCTCGAGCTGGCTTGGCATCGAGCCGTTCGAGCTGCTCATGTCACCGCCCCAGGCCGAGGCCTATCGGCAGCTGCGAGACGCTGCCGCACTTATCGTAGCCGGCGCTGACGCAGCGAAGGCGGCTAACGGTTAGACCGATGTTCCGTCAGTATTGAAGCCGGTAGCGCGCGCCGGTCGACACCTCGCAGGCGCCGGCTCCATGATTGGTCCAATTGTTGTTGTAGACCTCGCAGTGAATAGTTGTGCCTTTCGGCCCGACTGCGTCCGCAACCGCTGGAGAGCCTGACGGAATAGCGAAGGCAGTGGAAAACGCTGATCCTGTGGCCACTCCGCGCGCGCTGTACATCGAAGAATAGAGGCCGCCGAACGAGACGGAGCCCCCGAGGAACAGGGTGTATCTCCCGGTCAGAATCTCGCCGTCCGGCATGGTGAAGGTTACCGGCCCGGCGCTACCTGCCTGGCGCGTCAGATGGGCCGTGAGAACGCCGCCGCGTAGGGCCGTCTCGTTCGCCGGATAGAGCATCGCGGGCGCAACGCACGACGTCAGAGCGAGGGCGCTGGCCACCGCGATTGACCGTTTCATCAAGTCGTCCCCCATGCTTCGATAGCAGCGCCCGCCAGTTCAGTCAGACGCGCGGCCGGCGGAAACAAGCCTCGCCCCTGAGGGTGTTTCGCGCCAAGAAACAAAACGCTTGACGGGGATGTTTCTTGCGAAGCAACATGCGGCCACGCCCAATCCCGGGCGCCTGGAGGCCGTTATGTCGCGTGGCGTATCTCCCTGTCCGTACGCCCACCTGAGCGATGCTCAGCTGGACGCCCACATCGAGGTCTTCGAGGCCTATCTTCAGGTCGACGAGGCCGAGCTGGCGGACGCCGTCGCCGAGCGGATGCGCCGCGGGCGTGGCGGCTATGAGCTGACGCCGGCGGCGGAGGCTTATCTCGCCAGCCGCGGGGCCGATGAGGCGCGCGCCTCGGCCGAGATCCACGCCAGCCTGCGGGACGTTGCGTGAGCCCCCAGGTCGCGGGCTTGCTCCGCGCCTGGAACAAGGGCCGCGCGGCCGCGCTCGCCGGCGCGGCCCGGGAAAGCTGCCCCTATTCGCAGCTCGCCAATCGCGACGCCTGGGGCCAGGGCCACGCCAATGGCCTCGCCGAGCTGGCCCAGGCGAGGGCCGCGTGATGGCGAGCCTCGCACGTCTGCCGATCGCGCAGGTTCGGTCCGCGGCGGCGCCGCGCACCTGGTGCTGGGCGCCAGTCTATCGCGTGGCGCGCGCCGCTCTCGAGGGCGCCGTGGTGATCGGCGCCGGATGGGCCTTTCTGAGGTGGCTTGGATGTATCTGAAGCTGGTCCCGCCGATCATCCTCCTTGGGCTGATGATCGCCGCGGCAATCGTCCTTGGGCGGGCGCCGGCATGAGCGTGCGCATGCTCGAGCCCACGATCGCAGAGATGGCGCTGGCGCGCCGGCTGCTCGCCGAGATCGGCGTCACTGACGGGGCGCTGGCGCTGCCGCGACCCGAGGTCCTGGTGGCGCTCATAGAGGCCCAAAGGGTCGGACGGCGCTTCGAGCGGGCGTGCGCCCTGCAGCGCGAGGGTGCGTCCCTGCGCTTCTGCCGAGTCTGCGGGTGCACGGACACCACCGCCTGCGTCGTCGACGGAGTGCCCTGCCATTGGGCGCGCCCGGAGATCTGCAGCGCCTGCTGGCCCTATGTGGATTGCGGCCTGTGAGTCGCGTTCCTACCGACTTTCGACGCGGCAAGCTCGAGAAGGCTGAGATCGAGCAAATCGTCTCCCTCGCCGAGCGCGGCTTCAAACCTGGGCGCATCGCCCAGAAGCTCAACCGGCATCCCGTGACCGTCGGCTACGCCATGCATCGCATGGGCCTGCGGAAGCTGACGCGGCGCGAGTTTTGCTACGTCCGCAACGGGCGGACCGTGAAGTCATATGGCCCCGAGGAGGACGCTCGGCTCCTGGAGCTCCGCGCCCAGGGGATGTCGACGCCCGCGATCGGCGTGCGGATGACCGAAGAATTCGGCCACCGGCGCACCGCGCATTCCGTGCATGTGCGGCTGGTCCTCCTCGCGAACGCCGAGGATCCCGAGTGATGATCCGCGCGACCCAAACGCACCTGGCTGCCCGCGACCCGACCGGCTGGGCGATCGACCGGATCTCCGAGCTCGAGGCGCGCGTCGCCTATCTCGAGGGCGAGCTGGGGCTGAGTATCGAGGCGACCCAGGTCGAGGCGCTGCGGACCTCCCTGGGCGTGACGACCTACCAGGCGCGCTTTCTGCTGATCCTGCTGGCCAACCAGGGCCGCGTCATGCGCCCGCGCCAGATCATCAACGTCCTGGGCTCGCAGGGCGCGCGCATCGCCGACGCCTCGCTCGTCGGGCGCATGGTCGCCAACATCAGGGGCCGCGTTGGGCCCGGCCTCTTCCACTGCGCGCGCAACCTGGGCTGGGCGATCTCGCCGGCCGGCGTCGCGCGCATCCAGCAGCTGCTCGGTCTCACCC